AGCAAACTTGATCGTTTATGTGTGAAATTTTCATGATAATAGGTAGGTTAGGTAAGGTTAGGTTAAGAACTAAGGCAAAGCAGGAGCACAATCCACCACGAGCCAAAGCAAAGGTTAAGGATTAAGAGAGAGAGAAGATGATCTTTAATAGTTTGTTTCATGTGATTAATTAAATAGAGGATTTTTAGATATTCGTGTAAGTTTACGCTTTGCACCGATTAAGGTATTACATAGATCAGGAAAAGCGTGTGAGTTATAACTTACTTTGATTTCTTCAGTATGCGTTACGCTGTTGTAACAAATGTGAATGAAACCACCTCGATAAGGTATAGTATTAAAACAATTCTTACTCATTATGCTACTTCCTCCGTTTCAATGTGCTGATAAGCTGAATAGACGCCATTACGAATGAGAAAGAAAGCGATCCAAGTCATTAGCTTGTTTACATCACCTGCCAATTCATGCTCAAAACCATTGTCTTGTACCTCTTCCACAGCTTGCATAAATAGCTCATGATTATAGTCACGCATCATGTTTACTAAATCCCATGCTTTGCTGTAATAGATAACATATTGGCAACCATCAGCAATTTCGTGGATGCGTTGAGTCACCTCAATGTCGTCTGGGTAGCTGTCATTAATATCCTCAGCGAGGCGTTGGCAGTAATCGATGTATTCTTTGTAGTTTTTCATAATGGTATTTTTGGTGTTATTGGTTGTTATTTAATACCCATGCGTCTTGCAACTTTCTCAAATTCTGCGTCCAACTTGTCGCATTCGTCAAGCATTGCATGACAATTAGCAACTGTCTTAGTTACTTTCTTGTGCCAGTGTTTGACTTTGGCAAGTTGTGCTGGAGTTTGGGCGATTGAGTAGCCGTCTTTAAGTGTGGTGATGATATTGGTTTTCATAATATTGGTGTTTATTGGTTGTTAGGAAATACGATTGGGTTTTGCTATGATTTTATTGGCAAGCTTTTCAGCTTTAGACCAAGTCAAGGCTTTCTCGCCTAACATAGCTTGTAAGTTTAAAGCAAGTTTTAATGGGTTTGCATCAAATAACACAAGTTCATTTCTGTTTAAATCTTCGGACTTGTAAGCAATTTGTACAAAATCAAGGCAAGTATCCCAAGTAAATAAGTTTAATTTCATAAGATATATATTTTTGATTTTATTGGTTTTGTAGTTTGCTAAGGATTGCGTCAATGGCAAATGTTTTAATGTCTCGTTCAGACCAAGGAAAAATGCCGCTTTCACAATCTTTCAAGTAATCCTTGGCTTCCTGATAGTATTGATTGAGTAATGGGCATTGTTTCCACTCCCTTACTGATAGTTGAATTAATAATTCTTTCATGATTGGTTTTTAATTTGTACGAAGCGTCTTGAACGATTGCCTCGCTTGGTTTTCTTAAATGTGAGTAGATCATGCTTCAAATGTAAATCCATGCAAGCTGATAGATCATCGTAATTTAAGGTTCTGATATTGACCTGACCCTTAGCTTTAATACGAGCCAAGAGGTCAGATTCTAATTGGTTTAAGTTATTATTCATGCCCTTACCTATTAGCAGAAAAAATAACATCAGCGATAACAAAATAACGACTGAGTGAAATTACCTGTAAATCTAATAGGCGTTATTAGTTCGACTAATGACTAGATAAGTTGAGCTACAATTGCTTGTTGAGACTGAATCTCATAATTGAGACAAAGTTGAGACTCGAACGGAAAAAAAAGAAAAACACTAATGCAAACAACTTGCAATAAGGAAACAATTAGTCCGTCTCAATAGCGTCTCAACAAGCCAACTCTTAATGCAACTTACTTGCAATAACGAAAAAAAAAATCAGCGACAAACTAGCGATGTTTACATAAGTCCTTGATAATCAACAAAACTAATTAGACATAATATGTGTTATGCGAAATAACATACCCTCCCCTATAAGAATCTTGCGGGTACGCCCGGGGGTAATTAACGCGCGCGTATATAGCGTAAGCCTCTCGCATTTTTTCACCTAAATCTTTTTGGAACGTCTCGCATTTTTCTATCGAAACCTTTCGAACAGTTGTAGCAAAGTGCTACTTATCGCTTGATATACCGTGCTTTAAACCGTCCGTAATAGCGATATTGATGTAGTCCTCGTCGGATGCTACCTCTTTGCCCCATTTAACAAGCATATCGTGGGTTGCGTCTTCCATCTCCAGACCAAGCTTTACGTGCATCTCCTCTTCTTCAGAGACGATCCGTATAACAGGAAGGTCAGAAGCAGCTGTCGAAGCAGGTGCGTCTTTAGAAGTGGGGGAATGCTTCGTCGTCTTCGGTGTCTTCTTCTTCATTATCGATGTCCTCTGTGGTTAGTTCTCCAGTGTTAAGCATGTCTAATGCGTTGTCAGGTTCTCCTGCAAATATAACGTCATCCGTCTCCGTTAGTACTGACAGCTTACAGAAGTCTAAGCATCCGGCTATGGTGTAATCGTTAAGGTCGTATTCGCTCTTGAACCTATACACTAGCTTGGCTAGTTCGTACTGAAACGTATCTGTTTGATCGTCGATGTTCATCGTTATTAATATAACAAAGGTATAGCTATTGTCGAGCAAAGCGAGCAATGGCGTTGAAGTGAGCGAAGCGATCTTCCTCCGAGATGATTTCATAGGTAAATCTGACGCCAAGCTGTACACCGCTTAGATACTAACTCTTTAACTTTTATGCTTTACACGTTCCCTTCGGCTGTTAGATTGTATAATAATGAGATTTAGATAGTCGTTATAACTTACGTTTAAACGTCTCATACCGATAGGTATATAGATAACAAGATAAGCAATACCTACTAAGAGGTTACATTAGCTGACGCTAGTTGTAGCTCCTCCTTTTAACAAAGGTAAACATTACAAACACTACAGCTCCATCATATCAATACATCAGTTATTTAGTTAGCTCATACATCCGTTCTTTCGCTAACATCTCTAAACGGTCTGATTGATAACGTGATCTTTAAATAGGTCTTTTAAGGATAGGTGTGTCTACAACAGTAGACCTAGCAGATTTAAAGTATAACTTTAGTATTTCAAGGTATAGCTATAACAGATTTGTTATATAGAGCTATTGATGAGCGAAGCGAGCAATAGCGATGAGGAGTGTTAACGACTCACATCCAAGTGACAGCTACAGCTTTGTTATTACGCTTATAGAAGCTATCAGTGAAGTCTTGAAGTTCTTTATGAAGAAGTTCTTGTTGTCTATCAACCATCGATTGGTCAGCGTTAGCAGCCATTTGCTGCGTCCAATAACCAACAGCGATTGATAAGGCGTCAAGACGGTCATCGTGTACCAGTGATCCTTTATCCCTTGTTATCCGTGATAACTGATACATTAACATATATCTGGTTTGTTGTTCTATTGGATAAGTTAAAGCTGATCTGTAATCATTTGTTATAACAGAAGGGTCTACAACAAGTCTATGAGAGTTAAGTACAGGTTCTAAAGTATCAACGATACGAAGTTCCTTTTGTTTGTTATGTCGTACTTCTTCTATGGTTACAGGGTAAGTGGTACGAAACAACGGTTTAATCAGCTCCATGAACATGCCGTCTCCAAAGTTAGACTCTATAACAACGATATTAACTTTGTTATCCTTTGCTATAGCTACCAGTTGTTTCAAGGTCTTCTCGTCGTACCCACCCCGTATACCACCCGCATCTGGTACATACAGCTGCCCGTTAAGCATCTTTACTACAGCGTACCCAGTTTCGTCCTTACCCCGTCCTGATGGGTCAATAGATAACACAGAGCCAGTATACGGTATCATATCCCCAACAGTTGAAGAGGGACGACGATAACGATCCCCCGCCAATCCGACATTTGGGAGGTCACGATCCGTATTATCCGGGTCAGATGACCACACAATCTTTTCAGGAGCTAGGTCTACATCCACATCAGATATTATCAGATCGTTTATCTTTAATGGGTATCTATCAGCATCAGACAGCTTAGGATTCAACATGAACTGTAAGGCGTACCCGGTACGACCGTAGCTCATCTTACGTTCCTCTAGGTCGAGATCAGTGAACCGTAATGGTTCTGTAGAAGTACCTACTGTGTCAGGAGCTATGTTATCCGCTATAAGGGGTGCTAGATCGCCTCCGTAGTTATTTATAGCCTCTGTCTCATCTGGATACTCTGAAGACCATATACGGCTCTTGTAGCCCCTCTCCCTTAGTTTGTTATAGATAGAGTCCTCACACTGTGGAGTACCAAGAAAGATGATACGGGAGGAGTCGAGAGGTTTAACGATAGCGTCGAACTCTTTTACTTGTTCATCCAGCTTATCCCTCATTCCTTGAGTAGCACTGTTATTAGCTACCTCTACGTCGTCCGCTACGATGATGTCTGCACGACTACCTGTTAGCTGTGATGATATACCAAGGGACTTAACAGAGGGAGCGTGAGACGCAGGAGCAGGTCCTACATCAAATGCAATCTTACTGAATCGTTGGTTCTCTGATGGCTTTAATCCTTGTAAAATGGGAATCTCTTGAATGATTCGCAAGGTAAATGTAGAGAAGTCATCCGATCTATTCTTAGATGCTGATACAACAAGTATGTTCTTAGATGGATTAAGTAGTAGCTGATGCACTACAAAAGCTGATGTTATCCAAGACTTACCTACTCCACGGAACGCCATGATAACAGACCGCTTAGGACCGTGTTGCAAGTACTCCGCTATGTCGTACTGTAGCTCGGTAGGATCAGGAAGATTAAGGTGTTTCCAAACTAAGTATAGAAAGTTTCTAAAGTCCCGTAGCTTGGGCGGTATCTCGATGTTGTTGTTCTTCTTCTTCAAATGGTAACTGGATTAGCTTGGCATTCAGTTCGTCTAAAGGAGTACCTACACCGCTGTCCATCAATACATTGTTATCCTTTAGGAACTGTCTAGCACCGTTAAGAAGAGCAGCGTTGTACTCCCCCATATCCTCCATCATATCTATGCTGTGACTGTACGCACCTGCTATCTTATCGTGCAGTTTACTTCCCTCTTTATGACTAAGCATGATGTTATATTACTATCTGTTGTTATCTTTGTAAACAAAAAGAGCCGCCCCCGCTACGCAGAGGCGACCCTTAATGATGGATGAGCGTTAAAGCTTAACTTAAAGCAGCTTCGAACTCAGCGACTGTTCCTAACTCAGTACCGTTATGGTAGAGGTCAGCATCAAACTTAGCGGCAGTAGCCGATCCGTCAGTCGAGGAGATGTCAGTAGCAGCAGCAGTTGCGGAAGTAGAGAGAACTTTAAACTTGTCGTCTCCTTCGTCCCAGATGAATGCAACATTGCTTTCGGAAGAACCACGCTCAACGATGAAACCACCGTCATTCGAAGCATTTGTTCCGGAAGCAGCACCTTTAGAAAGGTTCATGATGCTGTCAGTAACATCGATGTTGGTGGTGTTAACCGAAGTGGTCGTACCATTAACAGTCAAGTTACCAGAGAACGTAGCATTAGCAGCAGAGATGTTTCCGCTGAACGAAGCAGAGTTACCGTCAGAAGCGAGGGAACCAGCTTGAGTTTGCAGAGCAGAGATGTCGCTGTCGTTGCTGCTGATAGCAGAAGTGTTAGCGGATACATCGGACTGCAAGGAAGAGATGTCACTATCATTCGAGGAAACATTCGATTGAAGAGTGGAGATGTCAGACTGAGCAGTTGAAACGTCAGATTGAAGGGAGCTGATGTCCGAGTCATTGCTGCTTACGTTAGATTGTAAGGTAGAAATGTCGGAGTCGTTAGAAGCAACAGCGTCAGCAACAGTCTTTAACTGAGCATCAAGAGCGTTATCAGCAGCTTGAAGGGTCGTTACCGAACTGATGTAGTTGGCAGAACCGTTAGCTGTGTAAGCACCGTTAGCACCTAAACCAGCACCAGCTTGAGTAGCGTCAAGTTCTGTTTGCAGACCGGAAGCAGTCGAAGATACTGAATCAACGTATGCTTTGGTAGCGGCGTGAAGGGAAGAGGTAGGAGCACCACTGAGGGTCAAAGCCCCAGTCATTGTTCCACCTGCGAGGGCAAGCTTCTTATCAAGCTCTACTTTTGTTTTTTGACCCAACTGGGTAAGCAAACTAGACATAATATATATACTTTCTGTTTGAGGTTAATTTGTGTGAATAAAGAGTATAAGCTAGGATAATGGGTGTCAAGAATCCTCAGTTACTAACACATCCCCAGCTTCTGTTATTAAAGAATCACTAGCTTCTGTAAGTAGATGTATAGCAGTACTTACTGTATTCCCTAGAGCTATTACCTTCCAATCCGATCCATCATCTATAGCTAAACATGGACTACCAGAGTTCCCGTTTGTAACGTATATTATCCTTCCAGAAGTTCCTATGGTTGGTAGATTGTCGCCGTCGTATGATCCAATTTGCAGAGATTGTGATATATTTACCGAACCACTAATCAAGCCTCCGGACTTATCAAACTTGTTATCAAGCTTGGCTTTAACCTTTTGGCCTAACTGTGTAAGTAAACTGCTCATCTAAATCTATGGTGTACTTAGACCGTCTAAGAAGTCTTGATAATCACCGACATCCTCCTCGTGTGCGTCTAAGAAGTACGGTAAATCATTCCAAGCATCCGTCCCGTTTCCGATCTTCATCCTGTTACGACTGCTATCCAACTCAAGTCCTATCTCACCTTCTAAAAGTACGGGGTTAGTGGACGCCCAGTTGCTAGGGGTATCCCTTCTAAGTT